TTCGACGCAGCCTGAGTGCCGGTCGTCGGCAGATCGGTCTGAGCGCCTGCCGTGATGCCACCGGTTGCGCCATTAGACGTGCCGGTGAAGGTGAGGAGACCATCCAAAATCATGATTTGGACCCTTTCAATTCTATGTTAGTGACGGCGAATTCATCGTGCATTTTTATCACGAAATCATCGCGAGCTTTCTTGGCATCTTCAATGGATTCAAACATGCCAAGGTAGATGTTATTAACACGAGCTTCCCATTTATTACTCTGTTTACGCCAAGATACACCTTTATATCCAGATGTATTATTTGATGGGATTCCCGTGTTGGCTTGATTTTGTCCGAAGGTTGCCTGCCTAAGATTAATCCATCGATCATCTAATCTATCACGATTAATATGATCGATTTGATCTGTAGGCCATTCACCCGTCATATAAAACCAAGCTAGCCTAGCCGAATAATATCCTACACCTTTGAAGCGTATTTGCAGATATCCACCACCGACAATATTGCCAGCACGACGGCCTGCCTGAATAAAATTCGACTGAGAGATAAGCCATATCCACTCACCTGTATCTGGATTATACAGAAGGTTGCGCCGCAATTCCTGTACAGTTAGATCAGATAAAAGGTCAGTGGCGTCCATAGCTAAACTCCCAAATCTAGGTAACCTGAGCTTCGTTATTGAGTATGCTGTCACACGTACGAACCGGAATGCCGCGGAAGGTGGTAACGACCTTGCCATCCCACTCCTCAAGCCGCAGCAAGACGTTGGTCTTGTTCATCGCTTGAAGGTCGAGGTAGGTGCGGACCACGCGGTTGCAGTACAGAACCGTCCGACCCATGTTGGCGCGAACCGCAGGGGTGTCGGAGGACTGAATCGCGGTGGCACCAGCCGGAGCCGTAGGCAAGCGATACAGACCGCGAACCAAAAGATTGATCAAGTTCGCTGCCGAGACACCAGTAAGCAGAGCCACATCGATATTAGCGATGCGGAAGCAATAACGCCAATCTCGAAGGACTAGGCCGATCTCCCACTTGAAGTGATCGCGATAGGCCTGATACGTATTGCCAGAGGCATCCTGCACTGGCCACTCGCCCATATCGCGATGCTGAAGGCCAGTCATCTTGCCTTTGGGAAAGGTACCGTGAAGGGTGTCATCACCCCAAACCAAACCCCAAATCGAAGTATTGGTCGAGGAAGTGCCACCGCCATCAAGGACGTTCGCCGCAGTCGCAGAGTTCGCCGCAGTCTTGGTGGAATAGCGCGGGGCAAGGCCGGTGAAGCGCTCGGGGTTGGTATGCTGGTTGCCGTAGATCAGAGTCGCGGCGACCTGCTGGCTCATGCCTTCAAGGAAGGCGCGAACCTCGGACAGGCGGAAGTCAGCGGTGTTGCCATTGAGATCGGCAATGTCTTTGTCGATAACCGCGTAGGTTTCGAGGTTGCCGCAGGTGTCGACGATCTGCGCAGTCGTGGACTTGGCATTCGGGACGCCGGCATTGAGCAGACGCCATGTAGCCTGCGGAAGGCCGGTGCGGATCGTGGTCTTGTGACCGGTCGGCAGATTGCCTTCCATCACAAGCATGTCATCGAGGATTTCATTCGTCTGAGAAAGAATCTCGATGATGTTCGCGACTTTGTAGTTGTCGTCCATCCGCTTCGCCCAATCGGCGTAGGTGATGGCCAGATTACCGATAGTTGCCATGGGTTCAGTTCCTTAGGTTCGATTTCCGGTCCGCTAATCTGACCATCGGTGTTCGTCCCTCAAGGGGCTTAGCGGGTTGGAAGGTTGGGATACATGGATTGTGCCGCCGACGGGCGGTTACTCACACCAGTCTTAGACTGACCGTGTTCAGATGGGGCATTGCCCGTGACGTGGGTACCTTCGCCAATAAGCGAGGCAAAAGCATGAATGGCTTTGATGACTGCGGGGTGATCGCCAGCGCCGGTCATATCCATCGCGGCTTTGAAGTTATCGCGGACAGCGGGCGGCAGGCGATCAAGACCACGGCCGATTTCGACCTTCACCTGATCCAGCTTACCACCAATATCCTTGTCGGCTTTGAGTTCCTCGCGCCACTGAGTGCGCATGGTTTCCATGTAGCCTTCGTTCTCGGCGTTGATCTTGCCGATCTGTGTCGAGTAGAAGTCTACCAGCTTCTGGGCCTTATCCTGCGAGAGCCCAAGTTCTCGGAACAAGGGGGTTGCAGATTCGATGGCGGCTGCGTCGAGAGTATGTCCTTCGGGGACAGAAAAATCGGTGTAGGACTCTGGAGCGGCAGATTCGGGTTTGGACTCTGGGGCAGATTCATTGGCAGGGGGAGTTGCGCTTCGGTCAATGATTTCTCCCGTTTCGGTTCGTGCCGCAGGATCATTCGCCAACGGAGGGTTCGTCGGCGTCGGATTCGTCGGGTTCTCCAGCACTGTCGAGTCGGTCATTTACTTGCTCCGCTATGTTGGCTTCTTTCATCATCTCAAGAAAATAGTTCGGACAATGCCGAACTATGTCGTTGTAAACGCTTAATCCTATTGTACGCTCACCTTTAAGCTTGGCTTCTTGCAAGGCATCGCCAGTCCATGGTTCTTGGAAACAATGACAATCCGAGAGAAAGTTATAGAACCATGTTCGACCAGCCTCAGTTGACATAGCTGCCACGATATAGTTGATCCGATTGGTTTCTCGGAGCTTTGCAGCTTTTTCATATCGGCGTATGTCCTTGCGTTCACTTGCGTTACGCACCTACGCCTCCCGAAAGTTGCTGGAGGGGACTGGCCCCTCCACGGTCAGCCTGCGCCAAGGTTTTGGCCCCTCGTGCAAGCTGTTCTGCGATCTGCGCCTGTTGCGCTGCCTGCTCCTGATGCGCCCGATCCTCACGGATTTTGGCGACTTCATCGGCAGTTCTCATCATCTTAGGATCATTGTTCAGTAGCGCGGAGTATTTGTCAAGCGCGTAATCGAAGTCGATCTTGTCGGTGGAACCGGGGATGACACCGGCCATGTTACCGGCGAGGGACAAAACGCGTTCGATCGACCCAGCCTTGGTGGCCTGCTGAGCTTGGGCAAGCATCGACACGAAGTCGATGGTCATCATTTGGTTTTGGATTTCAGGCGGGGGCGGAGGGATGATTCCGGCACGATTGGCAACGGCAAATACACGTTCCAAGATGGGGCGCAAGACTTCGTTGTCAATTCGTTCGAGGGCAGGTCCCAACATAACCAGCGATTCGGATTTGCGAAGGTCCCACTCCACAGCGGTGACATTGGAGCGAGTTTCATATTGCGAGGCTGTTCGAAGTACATCATTGAAGAAAATCTCCGCAAGGCGTTGCTTGGCTTCGGACAGGTCCTCAGTGATTTCCTGAACCGGGAACTTGGTATCGTAGACCGAGGCAAAGCCGGGTTTGCCAGAGGCAGCGTAGCCAGTGACGAAGGTGATGCCACCGGGAGTTAGGTTGGCGGGTTGGTTCTTAAGTTGAACATCGGCGACAAGCGGCGGATTGACCATCTTATCGATGGCTTGGGCCTTGCGCCGAGTTTCGAGTTGGACTTGCTTCTGATCAGGAAGGCCGTCCATTCCCGGGGATCGACCATATGGATCGTTGGAGACTATATCCCAACGACCAACGATCGCCATCTGTTCTTCATATCCGCGACGGCGGAGGAAGCCGGGAGGGCTGGCGCTGCCGCCTTGGGGAGAGGCCGAGCCACCCCATTCCCAATAACATTCGCGGAACTTGAAGCGTTCGGGGACGCCGAATTCCTTGGCGCGGCCATCGGTGTTGGGCTCGATCGCGTGGGCGACGATAATTTCACGGGAGAGGCCAGAGCCAGTCGGGTCTTCGTAGAGTTTCTGAACAGCTTCGGAGCAGTTCTCAATACCGAATTCACGAACCACCGCCATCACAGTCATGGTGAATTCGCGATAGAAAATCGTCGGGCGATATTTGTGGTCTATGTCGACGTAGTATTCGCCGAGGCAGGGATTGACGCAGTTGACGACGTTGTCGAAGTCCTCGTAGATAAGAATCGAGGCGGTGCCAAAGACAACAAGGTCGT